CTTTCAACGAGTAAAAGAGCGAGTACATTTCATCAAAGGTAACAGCAGTTGCAGAAGCGGCAGTAACGCCAGACGCTGCACCGTTGGTAATACCAGTTGGTTGTGATGAGCCGCTACCGTTTACAAAGGCAGTTTCGAGAAGTCCTGCAAACCTACGACCAAAGTTTTGCGCCAAATAACCTTCGAGATTAACTACCGAGTCTGCCAAAAGTTCCTCGGAAACCTTTACGATTGTAGTTGCTTTGTATGGAGTCAAAGTAATTTGACCAAACGCAGCATCGCTTTCACTATATGCGGCTTCTTCCGCAGTCCAAGCGGCTGAGCCCAAAGTTGTTTCAGTTGGAATTGTGATATCGCCTGAAACATTAACAACGGTTGCCAACGGTGTAAAACCCATAGCATCATCCATTGTTGCAACTATCATATCTTGTAATGATGCTTGGTCTGTTGCTACGAGTGGTGCAAGATAACCACCTTCACTCGCTGTACCTTCTTGCAAAGCACGAACTTCCTCACCAAACATTGCTGACTTACCTTTGCGGATGTATTTCATAAACGCATTTCTGTAGGCAAGACCTGTATCTTCTTTTTGTTCTTCGGTTTGAGCAACCGCTAGGTCAGCAACTTTTCCTGCTGATGCTGTTAGTTGCCGTTCTTCTGCTTCAATTGCTTCGATTCTGTCGATGTCTTTTTTCAAACCGTCTGCATCGGTAAGCATGGTATCAACTTGTGACCGTTGTTCTGTGTCAAGTGTGTCTGCACTGTCCATAATTCCGCGAGCATCTGCAATAAGTTTGCAGCGTTGCTCACGCATTTCTTTTGATTGTGACATTGTGGATGTCCTCTTTCTTATTTAATTTCTGTGTTCATACGATTATTGCAACGGCAATCTGGTTATATCAGAATCAACGGATTCTATTATTGTTATAGTGACAACCAAAAAACCAACGCAATTGCGGTTGGGCTTGGTCTGCAAATCACAATTATCCTTGACCAGTAAAGCATCAATGTGACAACTTGCAAAGAACGTACACAAGACCACCACTCAGCATAGCCACCGAAAACATTGTGCCAACTTCGACAAGTTTTAACTTTATTTTGAAACTCATTGGTCTTGCTCGGCTAACCGTAAACGATAGTTCAAGGTCACCATTTCGCCAACAGAATCAAAATCCGTTTTGCTTAAAAGTTGCTGTGCCTTGTGTACTTCCAAAGACCGCAGTGCAGGTTCAGTGCGAATACCCACGGAAGCCGCAGGGTAAGCGGGAGCAACCACAATCGACACATCAAAAAGTCTTGCACTGTTTATTGTGCGAACATCTTTGCCATCCATCTTTGCCCATGAGTCTGTTACATCGAAGAAGCCAAATGACATGCTGACCAAATCATTTCTTCTTAGCAATTCCACCACATCATTCCCGATTGTTGTGTTTGGTGGGTCAAGTTCCATACGCAAGCCGTGGGTATCTTCCCACAGCCGCAACGTGCCTGAACCCAATCTGCCAAGCACTTTGTCGTCATCATGGTTGAACAGTGCATGAACTTCATCGTTATTTGCAAGCGATTCAGCAAACGCACCACGCTCAACCTTTTCCACAAAGCCACCCAAATCATTGGACAAAGAATCAAATACAACGGGATAGCCAACAATCTTTGGTGCAGTATCTTCCGTGCTTTCATCGCGCAACTCTAATTCAAGTGCCGTGCTTGTTCTTGTTTCTTTTGTTTTATTCGTCATTCTATCCTCTGCTGTTTGGTCGTGGCTGTTTGTTTCTTTGTTATTACTCATGTTGCTTACTCCTTTGAATTAACATTGCTGCACTTTCGGCATTCAGAAAACTTTTAGCCCAATTATCAGATGCTTCCAATCGAAGCGCCAGTGTATTCGCTGTTGTAACTGCGGAACGCCAAGTGCTAACAAGTTCGTTGCCAATTTCTTTCTCGTTAAGTCCCATGTTACGGCAACATGGTTCAAGTATTGATTCCACTTTTTTGCACAACGATTCATCACCTTGCACAAACATATCCCAATCTTCTGCACCCTCTTTGTTTGCTTTTCGGTTTGACGCGTTGCGAATTATCGAAACAGCCCTGCGTACTGAATCAACCAACCAATCATCTGGTGGTTTAGGTTGTTCACGCACTTTATCTTCAATAAGTTCTGCTTCAAGTTCTGAGTCAACGTCTGCAAAGTTCAAAGGCATAATGTACTTATCCCCTTCTTCGCCAATGGTGTTGAGGTTCTCACGCTTGCGGATTTCATTGATTGAAAGCCAACCTGATTCACGTGCGGTTCTGTATGCGGCGTACCTGTCAATCGTGTTGCCGCGCAATGCTTCTTCTGCTAGGAACTCTGCATATATACTTTTGTCATCAACACCCAACAACTTCCTGCTTATTTCTTCTTCCCATCTACGCAACCAAGGCATCAACGTGCCTTGCATGTATTGAATCTGTTGGCTTTCAATGTTGCTGTATGTAGCACGTGACAAATCTTGAATCATGTGCGGTGGCATTCGGTATATCCTGCAAATGTCTTGCAGTGCATACGCTCTTGCTTCCAACCATTGTGCATCGCTGTGTGGAATACTTAGTGAATCCCACTTCATGCCTTCTTCGAGAATTGCAGTCTTTCCAAGATTTTCGCTTCCCGAATACATGCCGTCCCAACCCTGCCTTAATCTTTTTGCCGCATCTTCAGACAACTTTGCAGGGTGTGACAATACGCCTGATGGTCTGCTTGAATTGGCGAAGAAACTACCGCCACTTTTTTCCATTGCTTTAGACATGCCAATGGTTTCTCTTGCGTAACCAATGGGGCTGTACCCAAGAATGCCATCGTGCCCAAGCCCTTTAATGTGCAAAATGTTTTCACTTGCTATCCGTGCATTTCCATTATACACATACCATACCTTTCCTTCTTTAATTTCAACAGCCATATTCTCAGGCAACAGAATCCACAAGCCAATTGGCGTTCCGGAATTATCACGTTCAATTTCAGCATAGGCATTGCCATACAACAAAACATGTGCGGTCATCGTTTCCTTGAAGGTGAACGGTGTCATTTCTGAATTGGGTCTACTGTGCAACAACTTGGCAACGGGGTGTGAATCAACAGGTTCACGAACCATGTCTGATACCCGCGAATATATTTTAATTGGTAATGATGCAACGTCCTCACTTATTACCCTGACACAAGCAAACACGGCAGGTTGTCTTAATGCCGTGTCTTGTGTAACTGTTTCGCCTGAATAAGTTGATGCACCCGAAAACACTGTTTTCCACCAACCAACATCTGTCAGTTGGCTTCTTGTTTCTTTGTCACTTTCCCCACGTATCCACTTAATCAATCCCATTACAGAATCTCCATATCTTGTGATTCATATTTGCTGCTTGAATCTTCAGTTGTTGCAATAGCCCTGCCAATCCCCATCACGGTTGCAACGAGTCCATCAATTCTTTCTGTACTTTTTCGCTTGCTCAATTTTATATTTCCTGCTGCATCTTCTTCTGCGGCACATACACTTGCATTAAATCGCAATACTGGATGACCGCCATGCCTTAATCGTTTTCCCATTATCATTGCTTCAAGATGTTTGCATGGTGCTGATAGACTTCTATAACCCATTCCAAAGAAACCAACATTCAATCCTTCTTGTTCAAGTTGCACTGCCAGTTGCGTTGCACACCATCTGTCCAATATCACTTCTTTAATGTTATAGTGGATATTCAACTCCAACACCTTCTTCCGAATAAAAGCATAGTCCACAACGTCACCTTCGGTTGCAATCAAGGTTGGCGGAACAGAATCACGCCATTGGATATAAGGCACACCATCATCATGTTGCCGCTTGGCAATGTTCTCATTTGGAACAAAGAAATAGGGCAACACATCGAAGCCATCGCCTTCTTCCTCTGTACGTGGAAAAACAAGAACAAGTGCGGTTAAGTCAAGTGTTGATGACAAGTCAAGCCCTGCATAACAGGCACGCCCTTTCAATTCTTCTTCTGTGTAAGGTTCTTCGCATGAATCCCACGCCTCCATTGAAATCCATCTGTGCAGTTGTTCAGTGGGTTGGTTTAGGTACAATCGCCGGAATGCGTTTTGATATGACGGAAGTGCCTTTGCCTTTGTGCATTCCTGTTCATAAAACTCAATGTCAACAGTTGTGCCAAGTGACGGATTACACTTTGCCCACACTTCAGGGTCATCCCATTTTTCTTCTTTCTTTGCTGCCCATATTGCAGGTAGAAAAGATGAATCAATAACCGTGCCATCCTGAACCTTGCGTGCGTAGTTGTGGAGTTCAAGCCACAATGTTGGTTCTGCTGTTCCTGCTGTTGTGATGGATATGTTTAATGGCTGCCTTCTTGCTCCCTGACTCGTTAGAAGTGCCTCGTACAGTTCACGTGCATCTGGCTTTGTCCACACATGAAGTTCATCCGCTATAACAGCCGAAGCATTCAAGCCGTGTGCAGTTCTTGAATCTGATGCTAGTGCCTTCATTGCTGAACCTGTGCTTGGTACAACAATTGCATTTCGATAAATCTTGCAATGCTTGGAAAGGTATTCATCCGCTTCAACAAAACGCTTGGCAATTCCAAACACAATGCTTGCTTGGTCACGGTCTGCTGCTGCGGTGTAAACTTCACCGCCTTCTTCGTTGTCACTTATCAAGCACATCAATGCAAGCCCCGCAGCCAAACTAGATTTGCCTGCCTTCCTTGGAAGTTCAATCAGACTTGAACGGTATCTCCTTGTGCCGTCTGGTCTAATCCATCCAAACATATTTGCAACAATTGATATTTGCCAATCGGATAATACAAAACTTTCACCCGCCCATCTTCCCTTATGGTGTTTCAAGAACAAAGGAAAGAACTTAACAGCATCCCTCGCCTTTTCTGCTTCAAAAGTACAACCCAAACGTTGTTCGTTTGGGTCATAGTCAGGAAGAAGTAAACTGATTTCCTTATCTGTCATCCACCAAGATACTTCATGCGTTCGTCTTGCTGCTTGCTTTGTGTGTCATCCGTTGTTTGCACACGGCTTCTTGCCGATGGTGTTAAACCAAACTCACACAACAAATCCTTCAACGCCTTTGCAGAGTTCCTAGCAATTGCAACGTAGGGTGACTGTTGCAGGTATTTAACTTCCTTGCCATCTTGCGTTTTGATTGGGTACACATCGCCATGCTTCTTAATCATGTCATCTGCCCTTCGCCACGTTGCGTATGTTTCTGCAAGCAAGTACAACGCCATTCCATCTGCCACTGTCAGTACCTTCATGTTTTCAAGCAATGGTACAAGTTGTTCCCAACAATCTTTTGCCATTCCGTCAAGACCTATTGGCATTTCAGGTGCAACCGCTTCGGGTTGCGGTTCGTTTTTGTTTATTTCTCCACGCCAACTGCCACGCAATTTCAGTACGTTTGTTGGTGTTGGCTTTGTTCCTCGTCTACCCATTGCACACCGCCCTCTCCCCTGTTATATTTTCCCAACGCTTGACAATCACATCACAATACAAAGGGTCAATTTCCATACCGTAGCACTTGCGGTTCAACTGTTCGCAAGCGATGAGTGTTGAACCTGAACCGAGGAACAAGTCGAGTACCGTTGCACCCCTTTTAGACGAGTTCTTTATTGCTCTTGTTGGTATCGCAATGGGCTTTTGTGTGGGGTGTCCGACATCTTCTTTTGCTGTTTCGTTACCCGCAAAATTACGCATGCCGTTTTCATTCCACACATCGGT